CTAGAGACTTTTGGGCATTTACACAATTTGGCTCAAACATTATTGCTACTAACTTTGCAGATAATATACAAAAGTTTGAAGAAGGTGTAGATAGTGCCTTTAGTGATCTTGTATCATTAAAAGCTAAATACATCGCAGTGATTAGAGACTTTGTAGTATCTGGATATACTACAGAAAGTTCTACAACCTATAACCAACGAGTAAAATGGTCAGGTATCAATGATAGTTCTACATGGACACCTAGCCAAGCAACACAGTCTGGTTTTCAAGACATTGTGGGTTCTCATGGAAATATACAAGCAATAGTCGGTGGTGAATCTTCAGGTGTGATCTTTATGGAGAAGGCTATCTACAGAATGTCTTATGTAGGTGTGCCTCTGATCTTTCAGTTTGATAAGATTGCAGATAACATTGGAGCATTTGCACCAAAGTCAGTAGCTTCTTATGGAAACCAAATATTTTTCTTAGCACAAGATGGTTTTTATAAACTAACAGGTGCTCAACAATTAGAACCAATAGGTAATGGTAAAGTCGATAACTTTTTCTTTGATGATTTATCTTCTAATCTTGATGGTATTACATCTGCTGTCGATCCTAACAATAGTATTGTTGTATGGTCGTATCGTGGATCAGGAGCAACTGGAACTACGAATAATAAATTATTAATTTACAACTATGCTGTCAATAAATGGAGTACAGGTAGTGGCCAAGATTTAGAGTTTATTGCTAGTGCATCACAAGAAGCATTTAACACTTTAGAAAGTTTAGATGTGTTAGGTGATTTAGATAACTTACCACGATCCCTTGACTCTTACTTTTATAGAGAAGGTGTTGTCGGTCTAGCTGGTTTTAACTCTGATAATAAGTTTGGAAAGTTTATTGCAAACAGTCTATCAGCTACAGTTGATACGACAGAGTTTGAAGGAGCAGAAGGTAAAAGATCAACACTAATTAATTGCAGACCGATTGTTGATGGAACAACAAACACATCTGTAACTATCACACCTATTACGAGGCAATCACAACTTGACACCACAACAACTGGCAGTGCTGTTAGCACTAATGATACTGGCACTTGTCCTCTACGGAGTACATCTCGATATCATCGCATTAGGGTAAATGTGACAGGTAATTTTAACACCATGTCAGGTGTAGATATAGAAGCGAGACCTGAAGGTGGCAGATAATCAGTTTCCTCAAGTACCTTTATCAATACCAGATACAGGACAACACTTACGATTAGTTTCGACATCATTGAATAATACGATCAATGGTAAACTTAACAGCACCGGCACTATTACACTAACTGCTAGTGCAACATCAACAACTCTTACAGATGCAAGAATAAGTGGCAACTCAGTTATTTTGTTTATGCCTACAACTGCAAATGCAAGAACAGCTCTTAATGGACTTCATGTTTCAGCGAGAGCAGACGGAAGTGCCACATTAACTCATGCAAGTTCAGGAAACACAGATCAACACCTATCATACTGCATTATTGGCTAATGTTGTTACTAGAGTACCTAGTGAAGATGTTGAATTTATTTGGAGTCAAGTAGCTCCATTATTAGAGAAGGCATTAGACGAAACTTATAATATTGAAGATATATTGTATGGCCTCGCTAATGATCGAATGCAACTATTTATTAGTTGGAATAACAACACAGTCGAAAGTGCTGTTGTTACTGAATTAGCACAATACCCCAACTCGAAAATATTACGATATTTTCTAGCTGGAGGAACTAACCTTAATAATTGGTTAGAAAAAATACAAATAGTTATAGAAAAATTTGCAAAGAAAGAAAATTGTACTCACCTTGAAGTCGCTGGGCGTAAAGGTTGGGTTAGAAAATTGAAAGGATTTAGAGTTAAAGCATACTTACTAAATAAGGAAATATAAAATGTCAAAAGGATCAAACCCACAAAATGTAACTACAACAACATCAAGTGAACCATCAGAGTTTATTAAACCCTATTACTCACAAGCGATAAATGCTGCACAGGATATCTATGAAAATCCTAATATGCCAACATTTTTCCCTAACAACACTTATGTTGATTTTGCACCAGAAACAGATACTGCTTTACAATTAGCAAGTGCAAGAGCTACCCAGGGCAATCCCTTATTAGGATCATCACAAACAGAAATAAATAAAATTTTACAAGGTGATTACTTATCACCAAATACCAATCCTTACTCACAAGCCTTGTTTAATCAAATGGCTGGTGATGTAACCTCACAAGTACAGTCACAGTTTAGTAAAGCTGGTCGTCTAGGATCAGGTGCTAACCAAGAAGTTCTTACGAGAGGATTAGGTGAACTTGCTAATAAAGTTTATAGCGATCAATATAATCGTGAAAGAGATAATCAAGTAGCTGCAACTCAAATAGCACCTCAACTTGGTGAAATGGATTACAATGATATTGCAAGATTGCAACAAGTAGGACAAGAACGAGAAAGCCTAGAGATGGCAAAACTACAAGATGCTATTGCTCGATATGATTACGATCAAACTCAACCCTATCAAAAGTTAAACTATTATCTTGGATCATTAGGTGCTGCTGTGCCTTCAACCACTGTATCAACACAACCTGTCTTTAGAAATACAGGTGCTGGATTACTTGGTGGTGCAATGACAGGAGCTAACATTGCTGGAATGATACCTGGAGTTGGTGCTGGTATGGGAGCTATTGGTGGTGGATTACTTGGAGGGTTCTTTTAATGGTAGCATTAGCTTTAAAAAATAGAGGTTTACTTCCTAGTAATTATGGAACTCCTACAGTACCTTCAAGAACATCCCCTTACTCTACAAATACAACTCCCAAATCATACTCAGCTATGAATGTTGGTGGTATGTCAATGGGGGCAGCTAACCCTGGTGGTAAATATTCAGCATTAAATGTAATGGGTGCAAATCCTGGTGGTATGTCAATGGGGGCAGCTAATCCTGGTGGCATGTCAATGGGAACTAATAATCCTGGAGGTCAATATTCAGCATTATCTTCAATGAAACCAAACGCACCTGGAGGAAATACAGTTTATGCAAAACCAGCTTTTAAAACATCACAAAACAAACCTAATGTACCACCTAATCAATTAGGTCAAAACTTATTAGATTTTGCGACAAGTCCTCAAGGTAGAGGATTTGCAAGAGGTTTGTTAGAGGCTAGTGGATATTCCACAACTCCAGTTTCTTTTGGTCAAGCATTAGCACAAGGTATGGCTTATATGACTGAGGCAGATAAAACTGATGCAGAAAAAAATCAACAAGAGTTTGAAAATGAATTAAAAAAAGAAGAATTAAATATCTCAAAAGCTGCTGAACAAAGACAACAAGAAGTATTTGATTATGAAATTGGTAAAACTCAAAAAACTCAACAAATATTTCAAAATATTAATAGATCAGATTTTGAAACACCAGAAAAATATTACGAGGCTATAGGTCAAGAGTTATTAAGAGCTGGTAATATTGAAGATGGATCTGCTTTTTTACAAATATCAAAACCACAACAAAAAAATATTCAAGAATTTAATAAGGACATAGTAAGTTATAATAAAGACGAGGCAAAAGCATATAAACCTATAAAAAAAGCTATTGATAATTTTAGACAATTAGAAAATGCCATAAAACAAGAAGGTGGTGCGTCTTCATATGCAACAATGATTAAGTTTATTAAAAACTTAGATGACTCTGTTGTTAGAGAGGGTGAGGTTAGGTCGTTTGAAGCTTTCCAAGGTTTAGTTAAAAACTTAAATATAAAAGTTGAAAAGGCAAAAGGTAAAGGTTTTCCACCATCTTTAAAATTAGAAATTATAAATTTAGCAAGAAAAAATGTTGAAGGATTAATTAACGATTATGGTAATTATGTCGAAGAAAAATCAAATATGTATGACTCATTAGGTTATACATCAGATAAAATCTTTGCTGGAAATTTACCAACTCTTGAAGGCATAAAATTAAACGAGGAATATGTCTTGTCTGATATTACAACAAACGAAAACAATGAAGATGAAATATTTGTTTCAGAAGAAGAAGTGAGGAAAGGAGCTGGTAAAGTACCTAGATGACAAAAGTAATAGCAAATAATGGAAAAACTTACAATTTTCCAGATAATTTATCTTTATCAGATATAAGGACATACTTAGACAATAAAGTTGGTAAAAATAATTATGAAGTACAAGCTAGTGATGATGGTGTTGTAAAAAATTTTTTAAAAGGTGCAAAAATAGGAATTGTTGATACAGCATTAGGTGTAGAACAAGCTGTAAGAAAAATTGATCCTAGAGTTAGTGAAAGAGAAAAAGAATTACAAAAAACTATTGATAAAAGAAAAATAGATAATGAGGCAGTTTTAAAGACTAAAGCTGGAACTATAGGTAATATAGCTGGAACAATAGCACCAGCAATACCAACATTTTTTATACCTGGTGTTAATACTGTTACAGGATCAGCAGCTCTAGGAGCTGCATTAGGAGCAACTCAACCAGTAGCAACAGGGGAGTCAAGAACCTTAAATACAGTATTAGGTGCTGGTGGTGGTGTAGTTGGTAAACTTGGTGGAGATAAAGTTGCAAAAATTGTTGGCAATAAATTAAATAAAGTAAAAGCTGATAATGCAATCAAAAAAGCACAAAATCAACAAGCTGATGATTTATTAAGAAAATCTCAAGAAGCTGGATATGTAGTTCCCCCAGCACAAGTAAATCCTAGAGGTAGAACTTTAATGTCTGAGTCTTTGGCTGGTAAGGCAAATATTCAACAAGGAGCAGCTTTAAAAAATCAAGATGTCACAAATAATTTAGCAAAAAAATCATTAGGAATTTCAGATGACACACCTTTAACAATAGAAGCTGTTGAAAATGTTAAAACACAAGCTGGAAAAGTTTATGAAGAATTAAAAAATGTTGGAGATATAAAATTAGATCAGACATTTAAAGATAATGTTCTTTTCAAAGCACTAGCAGATTATGATACTAATATTAAAGATTTTGACTCTTTAAAAAATCCATACATAGAAAAATTAGCAAAAGATTTATTAGGAGATGTTGATACTCCTAGAACATCTTTTAATTCCAATTCAATAGTAACTTTAGTTAAAAGATTAGGACAGAGAGCTAAATTAGATGCTAGAAGTACAGATCCTTTTAGGATTGAACTATCTTTTGTTCAAAGAGATATTGCAAATGAATTATTAGATTTAGTTGAAAGAAACTTAATTAAAAATAAAGCAGACATAGGTTTAATCAATAGATTTAAAGATGCAAAAGTTAGAATAGCAAAAGCTAACACAGTTTTGAATGCTTTAGATAGTCAAGGAAATGTTGTTGCTGGTAAAATTAAGGGTGATTTTTTAACTGATGAATTAAAGTTAATATCAGACTTTGCTGAATTTTCACCAAGATCAGTTCAACCTTTAAATAAAAGTATGGGATCATCAAGTCCACTTGATGTTGCTTTAGGTGTTCAAACAGCAGCTATTACAGGTAATCCAACTATGTTAGCAGCACCGATAGTAAGGCCATTAGCTACGAAGTTTGCATTATCAAATAGAGTTCAGTCAAAATTAGCGACACCAGCATCTAAATATGAGCCATCACTAGGTTTAAGAATGTTAAACAGATCACCTCTTTCAAAATTTGGTCTTTTAAGTGGAGCTAGTGTAGGTGCAAACACCCAAGGAGGATTATTACAATGACAGTAAGTTCATATAGCACAACAGCAAGTAGCAACACAGCCATTAATGGAGTTAATATATCAGAGGGCATGAGTCCATCTGATGTAAACAATGCCATTAGAGAACAACTTAAAGATGTTAGATCAGTTTGGAATGACAAGGAGTGGTTCTTATTAGGTGATGGTGATGGTACAACTACATTTACTAGGGCCTCTGCTAGTTCAGTTACAATAGCTTCAGATATTACATCAACACATCATGTAGGTCGTAGAGTTAAAGTTATTGGTTCTAATACAGGTACAATCTTTGGTAAGATCGCAACAAGTTCTTTTTCTTCTCCGAACACAACCCTAACCTTTACTTTTGATAGTGGTTCTCTTAACTCAGGTGATACCACAGTTGCAGTTTATGTCGGTTCGGTTTTTACAAATCCAGCTAATCCTGTTGTCGATGAAGATAACATGGCGAGTGATAGTGCTATTCTTCCTCCTTCACAACAATCCACAAAAGCATTTGTCACTTCAGGTACAGTCACCCTATCAAATAAGTCTATCAATCTAGGTAGTAACACCCTTACAGGAACAACTGCCCAATTTAATACAGCATTATCTGATAATGACTTTGCCACATTAGCTGGATCTGAATCTCTTACAAACAAAACACTGACTAGCCCTGTTATTAACACAGCTATTAGTGGTACTGCATTTAAAGATGAAGATGATATGTCATCTAACAGTGCAACTGCTGTGGCCTCTCAACAATCAATTAAGGCTTATGTAGATCAACAAGTAGGATTATCTGACTTAGATATTAGTGATGGTTCTTCTACGATAGCGATAGACCTAGACTCTGAGACTTTAGGTTTACTAGGTGGTACAGGTATCGATAGCACAGCGTCAGGCAATAATGTTACTTTTGCTATAGACTCCACTGTAGCGACAAAGACTGGAACAGAAACACTTACTAATAAAACTATTAGTGGTTCATCTAACACTTTATCAAACATAGCAAACTCTAGCCTCACTAACTCTACTGTGAGTTATGGTGGGGTATCTCTAGCTCTTGGTGGTACTGACGCAACTCCAGCTTTTGACTTACAAGACGCAACAAGTTATCCAGCTAGTGCTTTAACAGGAACTGTCTCTAACGCACAACTAGGTACAGGGATTGATGCTACAAAGATTGCAGATGGATCTGTCACTAACGCAGAGTTTCAATATATCAATACTCTATCTTCTAATGCTCAAACACAAATAGATGGTAAACTAACTGCTTCTAATAACTTATCTGATTTAGATACAGCTTCTACAGCAAGATCAAACTTAGGTCTTGGCACAATGGCAGTTCAAAACTCAGGAACAGTATCTATAAGTGGTGGTTCTATTACAGGATTATCAACACCTTCTAATAATTCAGATGTAGCCATTAAGTCTTATGTTGATGACGCAGTTGCTGGTCTAAGAACAAGAACAATAGCTGAGTGTGCAACCACAGCGAATGTTAATCTATCTAATGGATTAGAAGCTGGTGACACAATCGATGGTGTTACATTAGTTGCTGGTGATCGAGTCTTAGTTAAAGATCAATCTACAGCTACCGAGAATGGTTTATATATAGCAGTCTCAAGTGGCACTGCTTCGAGAGATCCTGAACACGATAGTATCGCAGAGTTAAGTGGTGGTATGGTGGTCGTCAATCAAGGATCATCAAATGACAATAAAATATTTCTTTGTACGACTGATAGTGATGGCTCACTAGGTTCTACAAATATAACCTATACTCAAGTTACACCTTCTAATGCTGGAACAGTTACAAGCATTGGCCTAACCCAATCAGGTTCAGAATTTTCTATATCAGGATCACCAGTGACATCTGCTGGTAATATCACACTAGATGTAAACAGAATTAGTGCTACGAAGATTGGTGGCAACTCTAATGTTTCTGATACAGAATTTGGTTATCTCGATGGAGTAACCTCATCAATACAAACACAAATAGACGCTAAAGCTGGTGCTGGTTTTGCAGTAGCGATGGCAATAGCTTTATAAGGAGAAACAATGGCTCAAGATTTTGAAAGATCATACGCTAGTTCGATTTCAAACTCATCAGGATCGCCAACAACATTGGTCACTTCAAACTCTGATGACGCATTGATCTCAATTAGATTAGTAAATAAACACACAGCATCAGTTAGTGTATCAGTTGTCATTACATCAGGTGGAACAACCTACAATGTAATCAAAGATGCACCAGTTCCTGTCGGTGGCTCACTAGAGTTAATCGACTCAGGTTCTAAGATAGTAATTCAAACAGGTGATGTAGTGAAAGCATACGCAGATACAGCAAGTGCTGTTGATTGCTTAGTGAGTTTCGTAGATAGCATTAGTACATAGGAGATAGAATGGCTTATATTGGAAATATACCAGCAGATAAATATCAAACTCTACAAAAACAGAGTTTTACTACCTCTGCTACTGACACCTATACACTAAGTTATGCAGTAACCAATCCCCAAGATTTAGCTTTGTTCATTAATAATGTGAGGCAGAATCCTAATGACGCCTATTCTGTATCGAACACAACACTAACTCTATCCTCTGCAATAACTAGTTCAGATACTATGTATGCAG